GGGCGTCCGCAATCGCTCCTGCCAATGCCGCCTGGCCATGCCGCGCTGACGTAGCGGGTCTGGTCGAAAAGCGAGTCTTCTATCTCCCGGAAAAAGCCCGGAAGTCGCGGGCTATATAGCGGCAAGGTCCCGCTACACGAGCCGGCACCTGATGCGCAGGTTCAATGCATGGCGGTTTGGTAACGAGCATCAACAGCAAAAGACCCCGCAGATTTTTGGCTTAGTGCCAAACCGATTGTCAAGTTTCTGCTTTGGATAAACGCGGCCTGTGGCTGCCCAGGTAGCGCTGGGTCCTGATTTCCCGGAGCAGCAGGACGCGCTTGGTCTGTGCGGCATTGAGTAGACCCTCAAACAGGATGAACAGCTCGCGCGCCTGGGCGTGGACTTCGACGTTGATGGCGTGATGATCGAAGCCGTAGGACGACAGCCGGGCTTCGATTTCGTCGGCAGCGACGGGGTCGCGCCGCCAGCTCACGGCGTTCTGCAGGGTATAGTACTCGGCCTCGTCCGCGAAGTCGGGCGCGATGCCGACCAGGTCGATCCGGCGCAAGGCCGCTGCGATCGCCTGTTGGCGCTGACTCTTCAGCAGCTGGTAGCGCAAAGATCGGTAGCGCTGGATCTCCCAGGATAGTTCGGCGATATCGACCGCGAGCAGCCATTCGATCGTGGCTCGCGGCGCGAGGTCGGCAAAGATCGCTTGCCGCAGCGCCTGATAGTGCTCGCGGCTCTCACCGGGCAACAGCAGGGGAGGCGGCACCAACATTTCGAGCTCAGCCGGCAGGACGTTGACGGTGGGCTGCTGTTCGGTCTTGAAAGGGCCGTTCATCGCTGTCTCGCCTCCGAAGCGACGTGTGCGGACATGCTGCTGTCGACGATCGTTGCCGCGCAGGCAATTCCGTGCACGGGGCTTGCCGCCCACAAGTCGTGCGCAATCGGCAATGGCGCGATCTGCATATCGGCCCACCAGGCTCGCTCGTTGCCGTGCCGGTGCAGGTCCTGGTGATGGGTGCGGCACAGCGGCACGATGAACTCGTCGCTGACCTTGCGGCCGAGGGATCGCGGTTGGGCGAACTTCAGGTGATGCGGATCGGACGGAGTCTGCTGGCAGACCAGGCAGGGCTGTCCGCGCACAAACAGCCGGTGATCTTTGCTGCGCTTGCGCGGCGGCTCCTTGGGGAAGGCAAGCCCGGGTGTCGCATGCGCGTCGGGTGCCGTGCTTGCCGAGGTGGCCGGACCCGGTGCGGGGACCAGGCTCGGCGCGCCATCTGCGGCGCGCGCTGCCTCTGCAAGGCTGATCGCGGGAGCTTGCGCGAGCGCCGTTTGGAAGGCGGCCTCGACCAGTCGGGCGTCCCCCTCGCGCAGCGTGTTCTTGATGGGCAGGCTGACCTTGGCCCAGGCCAGCAAGTCCTCGGCCTCGTGCAGGGCTGCGAGCTGGTGCAACAGCTGCTCCCGGAGCTCGGCGGACTCTTGCGGCCCCAGCACCGGCGCGCGATTGAGAACACCGTTGGTAGCCTTGGCTTTCGTAGCAGAGGCTGCGTGCGGCGCCGCGGGCGGGGCGGCGACCGCATCGGGGGCATCGAGATCATCGTCGCCGGTAATCCCGACCAGGGCGAACAGGGCATAGCGGCGGGCATAGGTCAGCGCCGCGCCCATCCGATGCGGCGCCTCGACGTCCTTGAGTGCGCAGACCGGCCACTCCGAGGAGATCCACTCGCCGGAGGCATGGGCGAGCAGAGTGGTGAGGTAAATGGTGCCGGTCGCGGTCTCGACGCGGGTGGTCTGGATGGTGGCGATCTCCTGCTGGCTCAGGGTCTTGCGCACGATGTCGAGGCCGCTCGCCAGCGAGGCGTAGCGAAAGGTGCGGTCGTCATCGCGCAGAAATGGCGAGCGGATCATCGCGGTCAGGGTTTTCCCCGGGTTGGTCAGTTCGGCCTGGGCGCGGGCCAGCGCGGCGGCGATCGCACCGATATGCTCACTGGCCTGGTGCATGGATGCCCTCCATCTCAACCGGATCAAAGCTGATGGCGCCGGATTTGGCGCGCTTGGCGCGGATGCCGTGGCCGATCGCCTCCTTGGCGTCCTCGGGCATCAGCTTCTTTAGCTCCGCTTTGACGAACTCGTGCTCGCTATGGGCGGCGCGGGTGCGCAAGTAGGTCGCCGCGCAGTCGGCCCACAGATTGGACGCGGTCATGTCGACGACCTTGATGGCGGCCAATCGTGGCCGTGGCGGCTCGATGTTGAACAGGGCCGGCGGCTCGCCGCTTTGCACGCAGCGCCAGAACTTCTTCTCTGCCGTGAGCAGCAGGTGCTGGTAGAGCGGATCGGCGTGGAGGGTGAGCTCCACCCATTTGCCGCCGCCGGTGATGATCGACAGCACGGCCGCGCGCGCCGCGATCACCCACATGTTGTGCTGCAGCTGCGCCATGTGCTTGTCGGCCGCGGCCTCCTCGGTGAACGCCCACGGCAGCGTGAACTTGGCTTCGAACACCGCGCCAGTTTCTGCGACGATGCCATCGAGCGTGGCGGCCATCCAGCTGTGGACGGGATGGCGAATCCGCTTCTGAATGTCGGTAATGGTCATACCCGACGCGCGCTGGTACCAGCTCCGGTTGAGGTCTTCGGTGACGGTGCCGAGCTGGACGATCAGGTTCTGCGACAAATCTTGCGGCGCGATCTCGCCGCGCTTTTCGCGCCACAGCCGCGTGAGATCCTCCTGATCATTGCCCATGATGATGCGGGCATCCGAGCCGCCGATAAAGGCCCGCCGGTCGTTGGGGTTGAACTTGATGATGTGATGCGGCGCCTCGGCGCCGCCGGCTGCGATCGTGGCCACCGGTCTCTCCTTAGGTCTGACGCGGCTTGGCGCCGCACCGCCTAAAGCCCCGCCATCGCGAGGTGAGATACCGGGGCTGGGGCTGCCCGGTCCGACTCAGTAACGCTCCTTTCGCGGGGGAATGCCAGTGCTTTCTGCAGCAAATTTGCTGTTCTTTCGGCCTGAAATCCCTTGATATGTCAGGATGTTGGAGGGAGTTTTCCGGGTGTCGCGATCAGCACCAACCGAGGACCTCGGACATGGCGTCAATTCGACAAGTCGAAGCCAATCGCCGCAACGCCAAGCGCAGCACCGGCCCGAAAACGGCAGGCGGAAAGGCCAGGTCCAGCCAAAATGCGCTGCGCCATGGACTGGCGCGGAGCGCTATCAGCGATCCTGCCGAGGCTGAGAATTTTGCCGCCGCGATTGCTTTGGGATTCGGGCATCAGGTCACACCGGCCGCGGTCAAGGTGCTTGCAAGGTCCAAGCTCGCGCTGCTGCGTATCCGCAGCTTGCGGCAGGGCATGTTGGCCGCGCTTTTGGCGGACCCAAGACCGGCAGATCTAAAACGCTTTAAAGGACTTGAGCGCTACGAGCGCACCGCTTTGGTGCAGCAGAGGCGGGCGCTTCGGTTGCTAAGCGTCGAGCGAGGTTGATAGTCACTTGGCTTCGTTCTGCAGTTTCGTCCCATCGCCGCTATGGCCATGCTGCAAAGCTCCTCATGCGGCTCGGGCTGCACCACTGGGTGATGGAGAGGCTCGCCTGACGGCAACCACGCCATCAGAGCCAACTCAGCGTGTAATCGTATCCATTGTCCTCATACCCAAGCGCCTGGCTGATGCTGTCGACCTGGTCGTCGTGACGGCCTTGCGGGAAGGTCAATAGCTCCATCTCGAGCTCGGCCAGGAACGGTGCGTTGCTTGGAAACCACACCCGCCCGGCGGCAAATTTGCCCTGCTGGACGTAGAGCCGGCCGATCTTGTCGTGCTCGACCTTGATGGGATTGACGAAGCAATTGCCCTTGTCGCCGAGCTCCTGCGCCAGCGCAATTCCGGTGGAGGCGTCTTCGACTAGGACCTCGTGCGGCTTGAAGCGCTTGGCGAGCTCGAGCGCGGTGTCGCGGAGGACGGGATATTCGAACCGTCCGCGCACAAGATCCAGCAGGTAATAATTCCCGTCAACGACCAGCCACGTCGTACAGACGGACCAGTCATTTTGCGCGCCATTCTTGGCGGCCGTATCCCAACTCTGGATGATGCGGCAGCCCAGCACCTCTCGTGAGGGGACCTCGTCGTAGTATCGCAGCCAGTCTCGCTTGATCATGGCCCCGCCGGCCGGAACCGGCGCCTGCTGGTACTGCGCGGCGAACACGTCGGGCCCGAGCGTTTGGCCCAGCTTGCGCAGCGTCTCGATCGATTCATGGGACGGATGCAGCGCGTCACCGGCCTTCCTGAGGTGAAATTGATTGGGACCGATCGGGATCGCGGCATCGGTCTCGGCGATCGCGGGCAGGCTGAGCACCTCCCAGTCATCGGATGAACTGGCCAAAAAACCGGACAGATCGTCCAGATGAACGCGCTGCATCACCACGATGACCGCGCTGGTCTGCTTGTTGTCGAGCCGCGACATCAACGTATTCGTCACCCACTGGTTGATGCCGGTTCTCCGCGCCTCCGACTGCGCATCAACCGGCTTTTGCGGATCATCAATCAGGATCAGGTCGCCGCCCAATCCTGTCAGCGTCCCCGAAACCGATGTCGTCCTGCGCGAACCGCGTCGGGTCGTGATCAGCTCGGTTTCGGTGCTGCGCGCGATGCGCATGTCCGGAAACGCGCGGCGGTACCAGTCGGCATGCACGATCGATCGGAAGTCGCTGGCATGCTTGGCCGAGAGGTCGTCGCCGTAGCTGATGGAAATGATGCGGCGACCTGGCGCGAGCCCAAGCAGGAAGGCGGAAAATGCCACCGACACCGTGATGGATTTGAGGTAGCGCGGCGGCATGTTGATGATCAACCGGGTGATTTCGCCGCGGCGGACGCGCTCGAGCTGATAGGCAATTGCATGGATGTGCCAATTGGGCAGGAATTGAGCACCGGGGTTGAGGTGGAGAAAGCAGCGATAGACAAAGCTGACGAAGTCATTGCGCAGGATGGCGTACAACAATGCAAGATCGTGGGTGGTCATTCGGATTCTCCTTGTATCTTGGATTGCGCGTAAAGCTGTTGGGCGTAAGATTCCAAGATCTTGCGATCGTCCATATCGAGGACGTCGTTGGCGGGCTGCTCGGATGATGTTTCGAGCAACTGTTGGCGGTTGAGAAGGAAGGCGGCCGATTTGTCCTTGCCCTTCAGCGCGTCGTCCGCAAATCTGGTCAGGATGCCTTCGAGCACGGTGATCTTGCGCAGTCGTCCGTTTTCACGGATGTCGATTTTGCGGTTGAGAAGCTGGTTGATGATGGTCGCTTCGTTTTTGGATCCCTTTGGTCGGCCCTTCTTGTTACCGGATTGACCCGGCTTGAACTGGTGCTCGGGAGGCGGACGGCCGTAACCAACACCGTCGCCATGATTTCTTCCGGTGCGGCGCGGGCCTGATCGCTCACGCCGGCTCATGTGCCGCTCTCCGATGTTGCGGCGGAACGCTCAGCGGCGACTTCCTCGAACGTCTGTCCGGTAGCGGCAAGAACCGCATCGCGCCTGGTGACGTGCTGCCACCGGCGGATGGCGGCGTCGACATAGATCGGATCGATCTCCATGCCATAGCCGCGGCGGCCGACGCGCTCGGCCGCCAGCAGGGTGGTGCCAGACCCCAGGAAGGGATCAACGACGAGATCGCCGCGCCGCGTGCAGTCCTTGACCGCGTCCGCGATCAAGGCGACCGGTTTGACCGTGGGATGAACTGTAAGGTCGGCGAGACGGCCCTGGCGGAAGGTATTGACGCCGGCATAAGTCCACACGTTAGAGCGGTTGCGGCCATGGCGGCCGAGCTCGACGTTGTTGAGGTGCGGCGCATCGCCGTTCTTGTAGACGAAGATCAGTTCGTGCTGAGAGCGGTAAAAGCTACCTTGGCCGGCATTGGTCTTGTTCCAGACCACCAGATTCTGCAGCGGACCGAAGACAGTGTGTCCGGCGCGGTGCATTTCGCCAATGTGCCGCCAGTCCGTAAAAATATATTGGATCGCACCGTCTGCCGCATATTGTACGGCCAGTTGCATCCACTTCGTGAGAAAATCGGTGAACTCTGCCGGCGACATTTCACCTGACCCAACCGCAAATTCGCGGTGCTTGATCTTGCCACGGCCGAGCGTTTTGGAAATTTGCACATTGTAAGGGGGATCGGCAATCAGCATGCTGGCCCGATTGGATCCCATGAGTGCTGACCAATCCGCTGGATCGCGGGCATCGCCACACAGCACGCGATGCGGACCAGCCTGCCACAGCTCGCCCCTGCGGCTGATGGGCTGCTCGCCGATCGTGCAGGACGCGTCAGCTGAATCATGGTCCGAGTTGCCGAAATCGGCCATCAGCCCGTCGATTTCGGCCGGCTCAAAGCCGGTGATGTCGAGGGAGAGATTGCAGTCGGGCAAGAGCGAGGCGAGCTCACCGAGTTCTTCGGCGAGCAGCTTGCGATCCCAACCTGCGTTCGCCGGAATTTTGTTGTCGGCAAGCGCCAGCGCTCGCTTTTCCGCGTCGCTCAGCCCGCGCATTACCAGGACGGGGACGTCCTTGAGGGAAAGCTGCTTAGCCGCCTCGCAGCGGGCGTGCCCGGCGATGATGCGCCCATCCTCGTCGGCCAGGATGGGATAGGTCCACCCATAGCGCAGGATCGAGTTTGCGACTTGTTTGATTTGCTTCTTGGAGTGCGTTCGCGCGTTCTTTTTCGCGCGCTTGAGGGACGGGAGTGGCAGCAGCCGTATTTCACCCCACTTAAGCAGGTTGGGCAGTGGGCGAGC